TAACCCTTTACTGCCTGTGATTAACCAATCTTCTGAGCTTTCTTGCCATTCAATATTGGCATTTGCACCACCACCAGTTCCAGTTCTATCCACAGTGATATAAGCATCTCTAGCAGATGCGTTTCCGTAGTTAAGAACTATTTTGTTGTCTTGAACTAATAAGTCTGTAATTTCTACTTGATTAATATTGCCTAAAACTTCTAAATTGCCTTGTATAACACCGTTGCCTGATACAATAATGCCAGCGGCATTAATATTTGCTGTTGTTGTGACATTTGATGTTACACCACTTGCAAAATGTGCTTCTACATTTGAATTTGCTCTATCAGATGTAAAGTATAAATTTGTTGTTCCTTCACTTAAATCATCGGTTGTGAATGCAGTTATATCAACTGCCACATTATCTGCATTTACTGTGATACCTGTGCCAGCACCTACATTAAGTGTTACATCTCCTGCACTGCCACCGCCTGTTAAACCTGAACCAGCAGTTACGCCTGTGATATCACCAGTTAAGTCTGCACTGATAGTTACTATGTTGTTAGCATCATCTGGAGTGATTGTGATATTGGCACCACCAACTAGAGTGTTACCTATTGTATCTCTTACACGTTCATTTGTGTAATATAGATTTGTTCCTTCTGTTAGATTAGTTGTTGTTTGTCCACTTAACAATGTGGTGTTGTTTACACTGATAACACCTGTTGCTGAACTGTATAAAACAGGATCTGTTGCTGAAATATGTGCTCTAATATTTGCAGGATTAGCATCTATAACACCAATAATGTCAGCATTGCTTACACCTGTGTATTGTATAATACCATTAGATGTTATTGAACTATCATATGTTAAATTACCATAGCCACTTAGATTAGAAACATCAATTGCGGCTCTAATATCACCGTTTGCTAAAACAGCAGTGTTAGAAACACTTACTATGGTGTTGCTGGATGCAACTGTTACGACACTTGAGGTGGAATTGACTGTAACATTTGGTTGATTTGTTGATACTGTTATATTTGCCATATCAACCCCTTATAATGTTATACTTGTAAAGCCTGCTTCATCTCTAGGATTACCTGGAGTTGATACATCTGGCTCATATCTTTCTAATATTGCCCACCTATGCGATTCTGTTGTTGTCGGGGAGACACTTGTGTCAGTCCATTTAAAACTTACCACTGTAATAGGCACATTTGCTCTTGCATCTGGAATTAAATTACCTGTATATCTGTTTGCTGGAATAGTTAATTTAATTTGTCCACTTGCCGCACTTGTTGTATCAATATTTGCCCCACTAATTTCACTGTTGGCAAAATATCCAACCACTGTTGAATCTGTAAAATTTGGATCGCCTGTTGTTCTATCGTATGCTAAAGTATCTACTACTAGTGTTTGATAATCTGCTTCAAATGTGTAAGCAGAAACGTTTGCGTTGTAATCATATGTAAATGATTTTTGGGTGGATGGAACCATTTCAATAACCTGAACGTTATCTTGGCCTCCCACGTATGATTTAAAGTCTAAAAGTCTACCACTCATGTCGTCTCCTGAAGGAACTTGTTATATTGCTGAGGCAATATAACCGTTTTATTATGTTGTATTTATCTAGTTTTCAGAATCTGGCAATGTAACACCGTTTTCTGCGGCCCATACATCAATGTTGATAGCAACACCATTTACCACAATTACTCTTGGATTTGGTCCAATGTATGTGTTACCATCAAATAAATTCATTATTATACCATATAAACTGATTTCCATCTACATATCTCCTATTTGGTGCGTTTGGTCCATTTGGTTAACTTGGTTTAGCGGGCCAAGTTACTTCTGACCAATTGTTATAATCTTCGCACACCATATCTCGGAGTGCTTGTCTATATGTTGCCCATTCTGCTTTCTTAGCATCAGTTAGCGGGCTGTCTGCACCTTGCGTCCAATCACTTTTGCTTAATCTCATATTTCTATGTGTTCTTAATTCATGACAAAATGCTGGTGGTGTTATAGTTTTTGATTCTATAACATGTGGTGTTACACTCACATTTACTACAGATGTATTTGGATTAGCCACAAAACCAATTTCACTTTCTTTAGCACATGTCATGCCAAAACGTCTATTTGCTCTACAGTTTGCTTCTGCTTGAGCATGACTTTTGAAATTTCTTACTGAATATATTTCACCAGTAGTTTCATTATAAAATACAAATCTCATACCCATTATCTTAAATTCCTATACTGGTCACCTTTTGTTGATCTCACAATATCACCTTTGAATCTCATACCTCTGGCCACTGTGACATTTGCCAAACTGTTGTTAGCATAAGGTTGAACAGTAACGTTTGTGGGCAAATAAGTCATTCCACTTGGTGGCGTAACATTGGCTGCCGCATATGCTAAGTTAGCCGTAGTTTGTCCTCTACTAGGTGACATTTCAAATGTAAAATTATCTGTTAAACTGGGTGGTATAGCAGTATCAAATGTTGCGGCAATACCTTCACCACCTATTATGTCACTGATTGTATTACCTGTTGGTTGTAAATTTGAGGCATAATTTTCTTCATAATTTATTATGTTTTGCACAGTGAAGTTGATTACAGCCGGATCAATTATTTCACCAAAAGGCACAATTGAATTCAATGATGTGTATTCACCAAAGTCAATACCACCAGTGGGAATAACTATTGCTGGTGTAAAGATACTGTTTGCATTACCCAAAGTGGTTCCGTTTGGATCTGCCGCGGCATTTGCCATGTTGGTGTTTGATGCTGGTGCTTCATCTACCTGAAAACCAACACCAATATCTTGCACCTTTGCTACGTTTATAAAGCCAGGGTTTATCACTGGCACATCAGGCACAAATGTGGTATTTGTTTGCCAATTACCACCATCACCTTTACCCCAAATACTGAAGTCTAAATTGAGATCAGGCACAAGTGGCCCACCTGGTAGGGTTGGATTTTGAGGTGGAAGGTTTGGCACTGGCACAGAAACGTTTGTATTTGTTCCTGGATCAAATGTGCCACCACCTGGAGCCGGTATTTCATAACAGGTATTGCCTTTGATGCCACTGAGAAAATTATCATAACCTAAATCAATACAGATTGTTTCTACACCTGGTATATTTGGTGTTGTGATTGGAATAGTCACAATTGGCTCTGTGGGATCTACTTCTCCTGGTCCGCCAAAGTTTATGTTACCCCAATCAATACCACCAAAATCTATATTTCCAATAATGTTACCATCAATGGGGTTAACAATGTTTGCATTGCCATTAGCAGGATCAGTTACTATGATGTTGCCTGGTATGTTGATGTTTGCATTGCCCCAAATACCTGTCCACCATCCTGGAATACCACTAACATTTACTGCGGCATCTGTTTGTATAACACTGTGGTCATAAACATCATCACTGTATTCTAATAATGATATTTTAACACCTATCATACTTGCATCATTTTCTGTTTCTACAAGTTTTATAACACGGAATAATTTGTTGCTGTATCCATATAGAGGTAAATTGACTTTTACCACATCACCTACATCTATTTGTAATGTTTCATAACTGCCTGTAACTTCTAAAACTGTGCTTGTTCTACTTTGACGCAAATCAATGTTTGCCAAGTTGTGAACACGAGTTTTATCATTAACCAAGTTGTATCTTGTTGTTACAGGATTATCTGGTTCATTTGGGTTTCTATCACCTGCAGGTGTATTAATAATAACCACATCAGTTTGGTCTTGTTTGGCAACACTGGGATATTCTGCTTCTATACTGTTATACAATGAATATAATTCTGTGCTGGATATGCTGATATCACTGATAATATTATCATCATCTAACACAAAACAATTTGCTTTTTCTCCAGTTGTTAATGCTCTTAATGGTGTAACTTTAAACTTACCAGACTTGGCATCATATGTAAAGAATGTTGATGCACTCTTACATATTTCGTTAATATTTGTGTAAACAGGTTGGTATGTGCTTAACATACCATCAATTTGCCATCTACTGTGATACGCACTAATATTGCCTGTAGTTGTATATTCTACATTACCATACGGACCACTAATATCACAATAATCAAACATATCATCAAAACTGTTTAAATCTAAATCAGCATTTGATAATCCTACACCATATACATCATTTCGTAAATAATCCAGCAACACATTACTTGGTTCACTTAAACTGTTTGTGATATCATAAGTGATACCGCCCAGTCCTAATAAGTTTTCTTCTGGCTCATAATCAATTTCAAATATAGCATACACTAAATTTTCATAGTTAGTTGTTGCATCGATAGTTGTCATTAATGTTTGTGCGGCTACTGGTGTTCCTGTTGTGGGAAATATTTGGTTTGCTGAACTTTGTGCGTTACCTGCAAACACTCTACATCTCATTTTGCCTGCAACTTTGTTACTTGCAGTAGCATTAGTGTCTGTTACACTTTGCACTATATGACTTTGTGTTGGAGTGGTATAAAAGTTTAATTTTTGGTCATCTCTGTATATTTGATTAACTGTGTATGAACCACTATCTGTTTTTTCACCAATAACCATACAATATACCATGGTGTTGTTTTGGTTTTTGATTTGTGCATCCACAATAATACCACCAGTATGGTTTCTACCATAGAACACTGGTATCTTGTTGTCTGTTGCTGGTGGTAATTGTATCTTAACACCTGGATCTTTTGCGGCTTGTTGCTTAGGTGGATCAAATACACCTGTTATTTTAGCAGTTGCAATACCTAATCCCAGTGCAACAACACTTTTTACCACAGCATAAGCAAGTGTTTTAGCACCTAAACTTAAAACTGTGCCTGCTACCCATGCGCCAATAGTGCTAAAGACTGCCATTATATACCCTCATACACATAATTTGTTTCTATTCTTCGCCATCCACGCTTTTCTAGATTAAAATCTGGACTGACGTCCATGTTCGTGAGCGTAAAACCTTGTATAGCACCTTTTTGTTGTAAACTAACACCAAGATGCTTGTATTTTTCTAATAATCTATAACCTAAAGTGGTATCTCTGTATTCTGGTTCTACCCACCATGCTAATTCTTTCATAGATTTAACATGTGGCAACCATGGATCACCACTTATCACCGCAATCAACATGCCCACAATTTGTTCATCACGTTCTGCTAACAGTATGCACCCATCTTTCATGAAGTTAACCAATAAATTTCTGATATAACCATCATCATATTTAGGATCATGCAGTGGTGCATAAGGAGATGCATTGGCGAAATTAATCATCATCTCCATTATTCTGTCAAAATCTTGTATTTTTGCGTATCTTATCATTATCTTTATCTAATATTAATTCCACTAAATGGGTTAAATCCTGGTCCAAAGCCTCCGCCACCGAAGTAGCCACCGCCGCCATAGCCTCCGCCATAGCCTGTGCCGCCTGTGTATTCTCTACCAAAATCAAAACTAACGTTATGTAAATCTGGAACACGTTTGAATGTTTGATCTCCTGGATAATATTTTTCTCTGGCGTTTGGATTTGTTCTTTGTCCTGTTGTTTTTGCTTCTAGTATTGCTATGATGCTAGAACATGCTACAGTTACTCTGTTTGTGTTCTCACCAGCAATAATATCTGTTTCTTCTGATATATTATAATTTGTGATTATACCTCTGTATCTTTGAAATACATTACTACTGTTCAAACTGTAATCATCTTCGAAGAAAGCTCTGTAAATTATAATTTCACCACCTTTGATTGGTGTAGTTAAAATTAAATTCAAATAGTCTTGTTCACTGGGTATAGCACTCAAACTAACATTTAAATCAGCAGTTGTGCTTTTGATATCTTCTTGTATGTCTGTTAAGTTTAAGAAGTTGCCCAATTCAGTATAAGTGTTTGAATTGTATGTTATAGGTTTATAAGCACTGCTTATATAGTATGTTGTTGAGTCCAATGTTAAATCAATCAGTATAGCATGATTGATATGATTACTTTGAACTGGCGTAATAGTTGTTGCCATTAAGTTACTACCTCAA